GGTGGACGTAGCCGGCGGCCGCGGGGGCTAGGGCGTGGTCGGCGCAGCCGCCGACGGGCTCGGTGCTGGTCTGGTCGGCGGCGAGGCGCTGCCACTGCACGACTGCCTCGGCACCGCAGGAAGCGCACGTCATCATGCGTGGATCCATTCGACGTACATCATGGACAGGGCCTCGAAGGTGACTGCGGTGGACAGGGCGCCGCCGCTGTTCTGGCCGCCGGCGATCTCGACGTAGTCGCCGGGGACGAGGTAGACGATGTGGTCGGTCTGCGGGATACCGGCGAGGGTGCCGCGGCCGCCAGCGTGGCGGCGCCGGGGATGTAGTTGCCGTTGATGTGGACGCGGGCGCCGCGGGAGCCGGTGGCGTTCGCGGCGAAGGCGGCGCGGCCGCCGATCCGGTACCAGCCGGCGTACTGGCAGGTGTAGCGCGAGGTGTTGCTGGTGGTGGAGTGCCCGCCGTAGGTGTCGACGTCCTCGGCGTCGAAGGTGATGATCCCCCATGTGGCGTTCGGGACGGACTGGCTCACGGTCTGCTTGAGTACGGCGATCGGTGGCTTCTCCATGCGGGTGCACCACTCAGCGTCGATGACCTGACCGGCTGTGGTCACGGCTCCCTCCTACAGGCTGCTCGGGCGGGTTGGGCGAGGCCGATCCGTGCGCCGGCCGCGTGCGGCTTGCTGACGTCGTTGACGGCCCGGGTGACGGTGACGCGCTGCGGGGACTCCACCAGCAGGCTGTCGAACCGGTACTCCACGGACCCGTTCGAGTTGCCGGTGCCGCCGTGGCAGCTGAGCCCGATCGCCCCGGACGGGTTGGTCCCGGCGACGTCCGTGCGGTCGATGTGCCAGAGAATCGGCTCGGTTGTGCCGGCGCGCCAGACCCTCATGAGGATCCGGTAGCCGATGACCCGCACCCGGACCTCGAAGACGTCGCCGGGCGCGTAGGTGAGGCCGGTGGGCGCGTTCGTCCCGATGATGGTCGATCCGTTGGTGACGGACACGTTGACGGCCCCGCCGGTGGTGAACTCCAGCCGGGCCCGGTAGTGGGCCGTGCTCGAGGTCCAGCGCGCCAGCACGCAGGCGTTGAGGGTGCCGCCCGTGGCGGTCGCGGAGACGGCCACCTGGCAGCGCACCTCGGCGTCCGTGCACGTCTCGGCGATGGTCTGCTGCCGGTGCAGGGTCTGCGAGGCGGCGACGGTGACGACACCGCGATTGGAGGACACCGACCGCTCGGAGCTGGCGACTCCGCCGGTCAGGTCCAGGCGTGGCCGTCGGACGCGGTGCCCCACCCGCCCGCGCCGACCGTCCTGGTGAACGTGTCCTCCGCGAGGGAGTCACCGCGGTCGCGGTGACGTCCTCGCCGCCCACCCGCAGCTTCATGGGGTACTGCGCGGGGTCCTGGCTCCACAGCGGCCGCGTCCGGGGGACCTCGGTCTGCTCGCTGTACACGACGAGGGTGGTTGCCGAGCTGGTGGCGGCGGCGCCGAGGACGGAGCGGGGGGTGTCGGCGCGCCCGTAGAGGGGGGAGCCGACGACGGCGACGTTCCAGGGGCCGGCCGGGCTGCAGACGAGGACCATGTCCCACGCGGGGGGCTTGAAGGTCTCGGTGTAGCCTCCACGATCAGATCGATCGGGCCGGGCGGCAGCCACTGCGGGGGGTTGAGGATCTGGATGCGGTCGCCGATGTCCAGCCGCAGCGCGGCCGGGATGAGCTCGGGCGCGGCGGCCAGGTTGATACGGACGGTGGGGTAGCGGGCCTCGTTCCACGTGCCCATGTGCAGGGCCCACGCGGCGATCTGCTCGACCTGGCTGTCCGAGCGGACGTTGAGGGTGCGGCTGTCGTCATAGGTACCGACGCCGAGCGGTGGCGGCAGCACCGACAGGGGGCTGGTGGTGTCGACCGCGCGGGCGGAGGACCCGCCGGTGCGGGTGATGGTCCGGTCGTTGCGGACGCGCTGGTCGTCGTCGACCGGCTCCAGCGGGCCGGGCACGTGCGCGGGTGGTGTAGTCGAGGGTGAGGGCGACGGGCTGACTGTAGAAGGACTGCCGGGGGCGGTAGCGCAGGGCGATGTCCTCGCGCTCCTCGTAGAGGACTCCGCCGTCGGCGGCCTCGCACTCGGAGAGCAGGGCCAGGAGGCTCCCGGGGCGCTGCGGGCCGAGCGGGGTCGGGGCGAAGCCCGCGGTGATCGGGACGCCCTCCTCGCCGCCGAGGCGCTCGATGCGGCTGGAGACGGCCTCGGACCCGTAGCCGTTGTCGGACCCGCCCCACACGTCCAGGGCGGGGCTCGGGAAGACCGCGAGGTGGCCGAGCTTGAGGCCGGAGAAGCCGGCGCCGAACGCGGTCTCGATGCGAGTGACGTTACCGACGGTTCCGGGCTCGGACCAGTTCCAGGCGATGCCGCCGCCGTCGACCTCTACCCAGCCCGCGTGGAAGTCGACATTGCCGCCGTTCTGCGTGGCGGAGAAGTCGAGGCGGAACCAGCGGTCCGGGCCCCACGCGTCGTCGTTGGCGAACCCCTCGGCGAAGAGGAGGCCGCCCGCGGAGTCGTACCCGTCGATGCCCACGTTCAGGTCGTCGTACTTGACGACGATGCCCGCGGTGGTGCCGGAGGTCCGGAACGCGAGGAACGGCTGCGTGACCGACGGCGGGGTGGCCTCCATCTGGAAGATCAGCGAGAGCAGCCAGCCGTTGCCCGTGCTGGTGTAGGCGGGGACGGCGCCGACCATGCTGGCGGCGGCGTTGATGGAGGGCAGGGCCGCCGAGCCGGGGCACGAGTCGTCCTGCCCGAAGCTGAACCCGGCGGTGACCAGGGGCTCACAGCCGACGATCGGCGAGTAGGCCTGCACGGCGTCGCGGCCGTCCTCCATCGGCCAGTACGCGACCGGGTTCTGCGAGGGCAGGCGCCGCGCCAGCGTGGAGGCGAGAGCCTTCTTGCCCTGGCCGAGGCGGCGCAGGATCCCCGCGGCCTCCACCGGTACCCACACGTCCTTGCCGGAGGTGTCCCAGCGGGCGGGCCAGGAGGAGACCTCGGCGTGGAGCCGGTACTCGCGGGTGGTGATCGAGGCGGCCCCGCCGACGGTCCACGTCCGGCCGGCGGAGTCCGCCCAGGAGGTGGTGCCCGCGGCGAGCGCGCGCACGTCCGGGCCGGCAACGACGCTGCCGCCGATGCCGGAGCGCAGCTCGGCCCGGTGCAGGCGGCCGCGCCAGGGGTAGCGCAGGCTGGCGGAGAGGACCTGAGTGGGGGCGATCTCCAGCGGCGCGGTCCCGCTGTAGACCGAGGTGGTGCCGGTGCCGGTGGCGGTACCGATCAGGTTCCACGGCCCGTCCAGGGTGTCCGCCCAGTACAGGGTGAAGGTCCAGCCCCCGGCGCCGTTGTTGACGTCCAGGGTGCCGCGCAGGGCGGCCCGGCGGGGCATCTGCGGCAGGTCGATCAGGGCGGTGATCGCGCCGGCGGACAGCCCGGTCGGCGACCACACGAAAACGGACTGCCCCTGGAAGGTGCGCCAGATCCACGACCGGTTGCCGTCGGCCGTCGACCACTTCCCCATGATGGTCTGCTGGACGGTGGCGCGGTCCCAGTCGTTGGTCAGCTCGATACGGACGTCCATGTCCCCGGTGATGTCCAGGGAGGCGTGGTCGGGGGTGGCGACGATGTCGCCGGACGCCCCGCTCGTGGCGAGGTAGGACTCCGGGCCGTCCACGTACACCCGCACCGGGGTGTTGCGGCCGATCAGCCGTAGTACGGCGAGCGGGGGTTGCCCGGCTGAAGTTGCCGTGCCGGTTGTTGAGCTGCAGGCGGCCCTTGCTCGGGCCGACCACGGAGTCCTCGTCCTTCCGCCCGCGCTCGATGACGACCGGCGAGCGGTGGCGGACCTCGTCGGCTGCGGGCGTCCACGTCGTGCCCACGAGGACCTCGGTGTGCAGGCTGTATGCCACAGGGGGCCTCCTATCGGCCGGTGCTGAAGTAGTCGTTCGCGTCGCCGCGGCCGTCGGTGCGGACGGAGCGCTTGATGGCGGTCGCGAACGCGGAGTCGACCTCGGCGTCGATGACGAGGCGGGCGACGAGTTCCTGGCGGGCGCCGGAGCCGGCGGCGCCGACACCGACGTTGACGTTGTGGGGGATCTCGGAGGTGACGCCTTGCAGGGTGCGGCGCAGGGCGGGCAGGCGGTCCTCGACGCCGTCCATGAGGCCGCTCATGAGGCCTCGCCGGACGGGGTCAGCAGCCGCATGTCCAGGGACATCGGCCCCTTCCAGTCCGGGATCATGTTCGTGATCGAGGAGAACCGGCGCTGGAGGCTGCCGATCATGCCGGTGACGCCGTCGATCAGGCCCTGGACCACGGCGCGGCCGGCGCCCCGCAGCAGGCCGCCCAGGTCGCCGACGGCGGAGATGACCTTGCCGGGCAGGCCGCGCACCCAGCTGAGGAGGGATTCGCCCTTGGCGCGGGCCTCGGAGACCATGCCGCCGAAGTAGCCGCCCACCCGGCCGGGCAGGGCCTGCAGCCAGTCGATGGCCGCGGACACCCCGTTGACGCCGGACTCCACCTTCTGCGTGACCCACTCGGTGGCCGAGCCGACGGCGCCCTTGATCTGGTCCCAGTGCTGGATGACGAACTTCCAGCCGGTCCACGTCAGCAGGAAGTTCGCGATCTTCATGAACGCGGCCGAGATCTGCTCCCACAGCCAGGACGCGGCCGCGGCGACGGCGTCTGTGGTCGCTTTCCACGCGGTCTGGAACCACGTGGTCTTGGTCGCGATCAGGACGATCACGGTGATCAGCGCGATCACGGCGATGATGATCCACGTGATCGGGTTGGCGAGCATCGCGATGTTCATGGCCCACTGGGCGGCGGCCGCGATGGCCATGGCCACGGCGAAAATTCCGAGGGCGACGGCGATCGCCTTGAACGCGCCGGGGTGGTCGTGCGCGAACTCGGCGACCTTCTGCAGCGCGGGCGCCAGGAACTCCCCGAGCGCGGTCGACAGGGACCGGGTGATCGTTTCGTAGGAGTGCATCGGGGACGCGGCCAGGGCTTCCTGCGCGCGCTTGGCCGAGCCCTCCACGTTGGCCATGCCGCCGGACGCGACGGCGCTGGCGGGGTCCATCGCCCACAGCGCCGAGGCCGACTCGCCGGCCATGTCGCCGAACAGGGCGACGGCCAGCTGGGCTTGCTTGGCCGGGTCCTTGACCTTCTCGAGAGAGTCGAGAGTGGTCTGCAGGGCCTGCTTTGCCTCCGGGCCGCCCTTGCCGACGTCGGCGAGCATCTGCTTGGCGTTCAGGCCGAGTTCCTTGTAGGCCTCGGTGGCCCGGTCGGTCTCCTCCGAGGTGATGCGCGCGAACTCGTGCAGTACGTCGGCGGCCTGGTCGATGTCGCGGCCGCCGGCGGCGACGTACTGGCTCATCATCCCGAACGCGGTCTTGGCGTCCAGGCCGATGCGCTTGAAGTGGGTGCCGTACTCGGTGACGATCGCCGGGATGTCGGCGGCCATGGACTTGGCAGGGTCTGCGCGGCCGTGGTGAGGACGTCGAAGGCCTCGGTGCCGTCCTTGACCAGCCCCTGGCGGATGAGCTGGCCGGCCGCGGTCGCCGCGTCGGCGACGTCGATCTGGAAGGTGTCGGCCAGGACCAGGGCCGAGGTGGTCATGGACTGCAGCTCGTCGTCGCTGACCTTGCCGAGGCGCCCATGGCGGAGGCCACGCCGCCGATCGCGTCGTTGACGCCGTCGATGGACTCCCCGAACCCGGCCGAGAACACCTCGCCGGCGACCCGGCCGGCACGGTCGGCCTCGGCCTCGGACAGGCCGAGCTGCGCGGACAGCTTGGCGTTGGCCGAGCTGGCGTCCATGGCGTTGGCCAGGCCGACGGCGAACATCGCGCCGACGGCCGCACCGGCCGCCGCCCCGCCGATCCCGGCGAGGGAGCGGTCCACCTGATCGGCGGCGCCTGGGCACCCTGGGTGAGTTCATCGCTGTTGATGCCGAGCTCGACGAGGAGTTCGGCCAGGGTCTGCGCCATCGCTCTGGCCCTCCTTGGTGAGGTCGCGGCCGCCCATGGACCGGTTCATCGTCTTGACGGCGGCGAGCATCTCGGTCCAGTCCATCTGCCGGCGGCCGCCGCGGTCCCACTTGGGCAGGAAGTCCAGGACGCGGGCCTTGCGTCCCTTGCCGCGGTTGGAGTTGCTGACCGTGGCGGCGATGACCGCCATCAGGACGTCGTCACGGCCCTGGCCGATGGGGCCGGTGATCTGCTCGTAGGCGATCCACTCGGTCAGCTCGGCCGAGGAGTGCGTGGCCAGGAGCTCGGCCACGGACACCCCCTTCGCCAGGGCTAGGCGGAAGTAGAAGGCCCGCTCGGGGCGGGCTCGGAGTTTCCCGCCGCGTCCTCGACGGCCTGCTTTCCGAGCCCGGACAGCTTCTGTGCCTGGGCGAACAGCCGCTTGATGACCTTGCCGTTGCGGGAGCCGAGGGCCTGGACCTCCTTGTCGGTGTAGAGCCGCTGGAACTCCTCGTCGACGAGGCACTTGGCGAGGAGGCGGGCGGAGGCGTCCAGGAGGTTCACGCCGGAGACCTTGCCGGTGGTGCCGACGCGGACCATGGAGGCCTCGTAGGCGTCGCGTTCGGTGCCGGACAGGGCCAGGAGGCGGACGCTGCCGCCCCACTCGGGTACCTCGACGTCCTCGAAGATCCGGTCTTCGGCGGCGTCGATCTGTGCACGGGTCAGCAGGGCCACGGTCGGGGCGCCTTTCTGTCGGTGGGGCAGGGTCAGGAGATGGTGGGCTTGCCGGACACCTTGAAGGTGATCGTCGCGGCGAGCTTGTCGTCATACGGGGCCTCGGGCTCGAACCCGGTCATGACGGCCTTGAACGACCACGTCGTGGTGTCCGGGTCGGGGAAGACGACCTTGTAGTTGCGGGGCGCGTCGTCGTCGAAGTCGTCGATCAGGACGTCGTGGTTGCCCGGGTCATAGTTGACGTCCAGACTCACCTCGCCGCCGTCCTTGAGGCCGCCGATGAACTCCATCCACTGGTCGGGCGACCCGTGGCTGGTGACGTCGATGGTTTCCCGGGACAGCCCGGGCCCGCTCACGTTCGTGATGTCCGCCAGCGCGGTGAACACCTCGGGGCCGGCGCCGTCGCCGCGCTGGAACTGAGTGCCGAATCCGTCGAGTCCAGCCATGGGTCTACTCCTGTTCGGTGGTGATGCGGAACCGCATCGGGATGTGCCGGATGTCCCCGGGCGGTTCCGGGTCGGTGAGGGTCTGCGAGAACTCGAACCGGGTCGAGACGTGGTGCAGGCCGACGATGGTGAGCGGCTGGTGGTCCAGCAGCGCGGTGACGCGGGCGGCGATCTGCAGGCCGCGCGCGTGCCCGCGGTACCGGCTCCACACGTGCAGGGTGATCGTGGTCTGCCGGCCGAACCCGCCGTGCCGGTTGTCCGGTATCTCGGTGGCCTCGCCGATGGTGACGTAGTCGAAGACGACGTCTTCGGGCACGTGGTCGTACACCCCGGTGATCAGCGCGGCGAGCGCCGGATCCCCGGTCAGGCGGGTGTACACGGCCTGCTGCACGGGACCGAGGGCGGTGGGCGCGCTCACGCCCCGCCGCCCCGGGTGGCCCGCCGCACCTCTTCGGTGATCCGGCCGACGATGCGGGTGCGCTCGATCTCCAGCGCGGGGCCGAGCGCCGGCTTGGCGGGGATGGCGCGGGTGCCGTGCTCGTGGACGGCGGCGTAGACGGCGGTGTCCGGGTCGCTCCACCCCACCTGGCGGTCAGCCCGGACTCGGAGTAGGCGATGTCGACCTTGTCGCGCAGGTTCCCGGTGTCGACGCGGACGGCCTCTTGGGTGTCCTTCTTCACCGCCTCCGCGGACTCCTTCACCGCCCGCCGGAGCGCGTCCTTGATCTCCTCCGGGAGCTCGTCCAGACGCTTCGCGAGCTCCTCCAGCCCGGTCACCCTCACGGTCACGGCCACGGGCTACCTCCTCTTGCGCAGGTCGCGGCGGATCGTGGCCAGCTCGGTGGCTATGGCGATCAGCGCCCACGCGATCGCGCCGCTGGAGTCGCCGGCCTTGGCCTTCTGAATGGCGCGGTCCGTGGCGTCTGGCTCCGGCTGGCGCGGCGTGAACGGCGGGTGGAGGCCGTCCATCAGGTGCCCAGCTGGAAGGCGGCGACCTTGACGGAGGTGACGCCGTCATAGGTGATCGCGGCGCGGCCGGTGGCGCCCCGGAACATGTTCGTCAGGGGGATGGCCGCGGTCTTGCCCGCGGCGACGGTCACGGTGACGTCGGCGATCGCGACGCCGGAGACGGTGCCCGGGGTGGCGATGGTGACGGTGTGCGGGGAGGCGTCGCCGTTGAAGACGTACAGGAACCGGTTCGGGCCGCAGGGGGCGCTGTCGCCGCCTCCGGCCGCGGCGACGGCGCTGGTGTCCAGGGTGGCGCCTCCGGCCACGGGGATGGTGGTGAGGCCGAGTGCGGCCACGTCAGGCTCCTTCCCGCTGGACCAGCTCGCAGGCTGCCCGGCGGTAGACGGGGGTGGAGGGGGCGACCACGGACAGCACCCGCAGCCGCTGGTGCTGCCCGAGCTGGTCGGTGCCGCGCAGCTCGTCGCCGCGGCGCACGTCGGCGCCGGGCAGGAGGAACACGGTGTGGTCGTGCCGGCTGCCGCCTGCGCGGCGAGCATCCGGTCCGCGTTTGAGGGCTGGTCGACCTTGGCGCGGACGGTGCCCTGCAGGGCGAGGCTGGTGTCCTGGCCGCCTGCGCCGTCGTCGGCGGTGACCGGTCGCCAGACCTCGAGGCGCCGGTTCAGGTGCCGTCCCGGGGGGATCACCGGGACCGCGCCGCGGTGTAGCCGCCGCCGAAACGGGCGGTGAGGCGTTCGCTCCAGGCCTGCGAGAGTTCCATCTCGGTCACCCGGCCGTCGGCGCCGTAGGTGACCGCCCAGTCGCCTAGCCGCTCGGAGGTGATGACCTTGCCCGCGGCGAGGCCGGTCCCGTCCTCCTGCGCGCGGTAGGAGACCAGGCGGCCGCCGTCATCCTGCAGACGAGGTCGACGATGTCGGCGGGGACGGTGGTCAGGCCGTGGGTGTAGGTCACTTCGACCTCGGCGGGGCCGTCCCATCCGGTCCAGCCGGCCGCCCGCCACAGCATCCCGGACCGCAGGCGCCAGTCCGTCACCGTGACGCCGTCGATCTTGGCGGAGGCGATGGAGGCGACGGGCAGGCCGGGGAGCCGCAGCCACTGGCTGGGCTCCCCCTCGAGGGTGAGCGTCGAGGTGGTTGCGCTGATCGGCGCCGCGGCCGCTTCCCGCACGGCCGCGGACGCCACCTCGAGGTAGACCTCCACGGCGGTGGTTTCCTCCGGCTCGACGGCCAGGCCCCGGCGGGAGAGGTCCTCGATACTGGCCAGAGGGTGCAGTGCCATGGGGGTCTCCTGCCGGTCAGCTGACCATTTCGATCAGGTCGGCCTTGGTGTAGTTCGCCGCGTCCTCGGCCGAGTGCAGGCCGGAGGCCACGACGAACTTGATCCACTCGGACTTGGGCGCGTTCACCGCGGGACGCCCGGCCGCCGGCGGGGCGCCCTCCGGGACGTCCGGGTCGGCATCCTCCGGGACGTCCTCCCGCACGGGGCCGGATCGGCGTCCGGGTCCGGCG